CGGGTTGCAGCTAAACGCACGTGTCGTGTTCCCAGGGACGAAAGCGGCACCATCGGCCCCATGCGTGGGGTGGCACGTGCGTTGACCTTCGTCGCGGCCTTGCGCCGCTGACCATATGCGACGGCCTTGGCTCCATGCCGAAATGCTTCACATGTGGGAACCCTTCGGGAAGAACGGGAATCAGGAACCTTCTTGATTCTTGTTTTCCCGCCTTATGGTTCCCCGCTCTAACCTTCCACCATCCGAAATTCATTGATTCCATCGATTACAGGACTTACCCACTTAACCGCCTACGAGCTGATTGGAGAACATCATGGGTTATGCAGTTGATTACGTGCCGACAAGGGAACGAAGGAAGATTAAGAAGAAGTACCGCCGTGAGCATGTGACCAGCAAGGCGGTCAGGGCTCGGGATATGAGGAACGCGGTTCGGTGGAATCTGCCGACGCTAGAACATGATACGACCGGTACCGCTACTGTCGATCGTTCCATCGTCATCAATCTGCTTCGTTTGGACCGTATCAGCCCGACCGCCGACCCTACCGGGGACCATGCGATGCAGCAGCTGGTCAGCGAGGGCATTGTGCCCAAGCCTTTTCGCATCGCCGGTAACTACGGGTTCGACCGCGACGACCTGATCACGTCGCTCAAGGCATGGGTTGGCCTGCTGTGAACCCGCGCGTGAAACTCACCGTCAGCCAGGCCGCAAGGTATCTGCATGTGTCGCGGCGCACGATGCAGCGGATGCGGGACCAGGGCACGGGGCCGGCGTACTTCCGAAGCGGCGAGGCCCCGAACTCCCCGATCCTGTACGAGCTGGCCGACCTTGACATGTGGCTCGCCGCACGGAAGGAGCGATAGCCATGGGCAGAAGGCAGGTCATCGACCCGTGCGTGCGCGCCGAGGTCATCGCCACATACGGCAACACCTGTTGGCTGGGGTTGCCGGGATGCACCGTGGTGGGCGAGGAGGACGACCACATCGTGCCCCACTCGCACGGCGGCAAAGCGACCGTGGCCAACATCCGCCGCGCCTGCAAGCACTGCAACGCCAGCCGACAGGACCGCGTGCTGTACGGTTACGGCGCAAGGATGCACATAATCGTGTGCCCGCCGGGTTGCGACGCGACAGCGCTGGACTACATCACCGAACACAGCAGAAGCACGGACCCAGTGGTGGCCTACTCGTATCTGGCCGACGCGATGGGCGTGGCCGAGACCGAATCGCGCGCCGAGCGCGTGGCCGTGGGCATGGCATGGAGCGCCGCGTACCGCAGCTTCACCACATGCGCGGAACCGTTGGACGTGTGGTGCGTGCGCACGTTCCCGTCCAGCCGCCGGCACCCGCGGATGCTGGACGAGTGGCTGGCACTGGACTACGACATACACGTGATGGATGTGGACTACGCCGAGGCATGGGACCATGCGGTCACCGAGGACGAGCGCGTGCTGGTGCGCCGATGGTACTCGCTGCATCTCTCGCAGGCGCTGGTGGATGCAAGGCAGGCCGCCCGACGGGCCCGTCTCACGGCCTTGGGCCTTCGCTCCGACGCCGCCAGCGTCGCGGCGCGGCCTGAGTGGTGAACGCGGTTTTTTAAACTCGCCGGCCTCGACCAAGACCCCGCGCCCAGTTTTTTCTCCCCCCAACCCAAGAATAAAAAAGCCGGAAAACGTTGGAATATCAACGTTTTCCGGGTATCGCTCTTCAAAAACACAAGATACACCGTTTTATGATTGGAGCAAACAACGCATGATGCTCGACGGATTCGACGAGGACACCGGCCGGAACATCGGCCCGCAGGAGCAGGCCACGCGCCGCATCGTCAAGGACTTGGAGGACTCGCACCCGGAATACGACCCCATCCGCGATGGTCTTTGCCAGGCCATGCTCTCACTTGCGGCCAACATCGACAGCCAGAACCGGTCGGGCCGTGAAATCAGCCGCAACATGGCGCAGTACATCGACGCCCTGTGGAAGATTCGCGACATGTATCCCGCCGAGGTCGTCGCGGACGACGACGTGGAGGCCGCGTGGTCGGGAGGTGCCGGCGATGCTGATTAGGGGCGGCACCCGGCGCGACGAGACGCGCAGGACGTTGGGGCCGCGATTGGCGGGCATCGCGGCGATGATGGGCACGCCGCTGATCCCGTGGCAACGCTACGTGGCGGACGTGGCCTGCGAGATAGACGAAGACACCGGCACCTTCCATTACGACACCGTCGTGATCAGCACGCCGCGCCAGTGCGGCAAGTCGGCGCTGGTGGACTCGTCGGACACGTTCAACGCATCCCTTGGCCGCCGCCGGCGCATTGCCTACGCAGCGCAGACCGGCAAGGACGCCGAGGACCATTTCAAGGAGTACGCCGAACTGATGCAGGGCACGCGCCTGATGCAGAAGGTCCGTAAGTTCCGGTTCTCCAACGGCGGCATGAGCGTGAGCTTCACGAACGGCAGCACGATAAGCCCCATGGCCATGACCAAGATAGCCGGCCATGGCAAGCAGATGGACAAGGTCACCATCGATGAGGCGTTCTCGCTGACGAAGGAGGCCGGGGACACCATCATGGACGCCATAATACCGACCATGAACACTCGTCTGATGCGCACAGGGGTGGCCGCGCAACGGTGGATAACCTCGACCGAGGGCAACGCCGACAGCACCTATTTCAACCCGCTGCTGGACGGTTTGCGCGCCGGGGACGTGCCCGAACGCACCTGCTGGTTCGATTTCGGGATACCCGAGGACGCCGACCCCGAGGACCTGGACGTGGTCATGCGCTACCATCCCGCCGCCGGCTACCTGTGGTACAAGCCCCAGTTGCGCGACTTCCGCGAGGGGTTCGGCGACAACGTGGCCGGTTGGGCTCGCGCGTTCGGCAACAGGCGCGACACCGGCGTTTCCGACAGGGTGATAGCGGCCGACCTGTGGGAAACCACCGCCGTCGCGCCGATCAAGCCCGCCGAGCTCGACGGCCGGCCCATCGTGTTCGCGGCCGCCGTGGACGTGGACGCCACCAACACCAGCGTGAGCGTCGGCATCGTCAACCAGGACGGTACCGTCACCACCCAACTGCTCAAGGTGCTGGCCGGCACCGGCAACGCCCCCGACGAGATAACCCGTTTGTGCACCGACTACGCGGCACCGCTCGTGATGGACACGCGCGGCCCCAACGCCGACCTGCGCGACCGGCTCGCATCGCTCACCGACAGATACGGCGACCAGCTCGTGAGGTTCGTGGAACTCTCCGCCGCCGACTACCTCGCGGTCGGCCAGGCCTACGTTTCCGGCTTGCAGAACCACACCGTGACCCACGCGCTCGACACGGAACTGGACATGAGCGTGGCCAAAAGCGCGCGCACGTGGAGCGGCGACGCATGGCGCATCACCCGCCGTGGCTCCACCGGCCTCACGTCGCCGCTCGAAAGCTGCATGTTGGCCGCATGGGGAGCGACCCACCAGCCCGAGGAGACCACGCCGTTCATAGTCTGATGGCACCGCTTGACGCTGCTTGGCTTCGCTTGGCTTCACGGTGCTGGACGGCCCGCCGCCTTCGGCCCCATTCTTGTGGGCATGAACGAACGACTTGGATTCTGGCGCAGGCTCAAGCTCGCGGGCGGCATCGTCACCCGTGGCGCGGCCGCGCTCGACGACGTGCCCGACGACATCCTGCCCCCGGCCCGCCGCGCGGAATGCGACCCGCTCACCCTGTCCACCGTGTTCCGTGGCGTGCAGGTGTTGCAGACAGCCATCACCGGCCTGCCGATCGTGGAACAGCGCGGCGGCCGTGACCTGCCGGACGTGAGCCCCATGGTGTTGCAGCCGGACGTGTCTCGTTCACGCCGTGATTTCATCGCCGACATCGTGGCCTCTCTCGTGCTCGACGGCAACGCCTTCACGCGCATCGTGCGCGATTGGAAAGGCGAGATCGTCACCTGCGAGATGCTGCCGCCGCAATACGTGACCGTCACCGACGAAAGCGACGACCCGGCACGCCCCGACCTGCGGTTCTCCTATCTCGGCCATGCCTACACCGCCGATGACGTCGTGCACAGCAAATTCCTCAACGTGCCCGGCCGACTGCGCGGCCTCGGCCCCATCTCGGCGGCACGCGAGGAGATCGAGGCCGCGCAGCTCGCCCGCGACTACAAGGCGAAGTTCTTCACGGACGGCTCGAACCTCAAGGGCTATCTGCGCACCACCGAGAACGTCACGAAGGAAACCGCGCAGATAGCGAAGGACGCATGGAAGAGCGACGGCACAGCCGGAGACATCAAGGTGGTCGGCAAAGCCCTGGAATATGTGCCACTCGACATGAAACCCGCCGACCTGCAATTCCTTGAGACGCAGAAGTTCGACACCACGCAGATCGCCCGTCTGCTCGGCATCCCGGCAAGCATCATGCTCGCCGCAGTCGATGGCTCGAACCTCACCTACAGCAACATCGAACAGTCGTGGATAGAGTTCGCCGACTACACGCTGGCCGCCTACACCGGCGAGATCGAGGAAATCTTCAACCGTCTGCTGCCGCGCGGCCGGACCGCGAAATTCGATTGGGACAGCTCGCAGCGCGCGAACATGAGCGACCGATATACGGCCTACAAGACAGCCATCGAGGCCGGTTTCCTCACCGTCGATGACGTGAGACGCAAGGAAGGACTGCCGGAACTCACGAAAGGAGAAGACCAATGAACATCGAGAAACGCGAAATCGCATGGAAGGGCCTGACACTCCGCTCCGCCGACGACGAGGGCACAACCTCCGTCGAGGGCGTGGCCGTGCCGTTCGGCGACATCATCGACACATGGGACGGAGCCGAGACCTTCGACCGAGAATGCGAGTTCCAGGGACTTGACGAGGCGAAACTGTGCTTCGAGCACGGCGAGACCATCGGCCGCATCACCAAAGCGGAAAGCACGGACGACGGACTGCACATCACCGCGCGGATCAGCGACACGGCACGCGGCCGCGACGCGATGACCCTGATCCGTGACGGCGTGCTCGACAGCTTCTCGGTCGGATTCATCCCGCTCGAATCGCAGAAGGATCGCGACGGCATCACACACCGCCGCAAGGTCCGCCTGCTTGAGACCAGCATCGTGAGCTGGCCGGCCTACCAGAACGCGAAAATGACCAAATCAGCGGCACCAGCCGTGCAACAAAGGAAGGAAACCATGGAGAACAACGAACTGATGGACCTGATACAGTCCATGCAGGAGGAACAGGCATCAAGGCCGAGATCAGCAAGATGGGCGCGAAACCGGCGCCGGCTGCCATCGGCGCGGCGTACCGGAGCCACGGCGAATACATGCAGGCCCTCGCGCGAGGCGACGAGCAGGCCATGGCCGTGATGAAGGAATGCCGCGACCTGATCTCGACCAAGGACACCGGCAACACCGCCACCTGGATCGCCGATGACCTCAAACTGATCGAGGAACGCCGCAAAGTCTCCCAGCTCCTGGCACATGACACGCTCCCGTCGACCGGCATGAGCATGGAATACCATGTCGTGACCTCCGACACCAGCGCCGTCGGCAAACAGGAGACGGAAGGCACCGATCTTTCCTTCGGAAAAATCAGCTTCGGCACCAAGACCGCCAGCATCGACACCTACGGCGGCTACACCACCCTGAGCCGCCAGACCATCGAACGCAGCACCACGCCGATGCTCAACACCGCGATCACCGCGTTGCAGAACGCTTACGCGAAGGCCACCGAGAAGGCAGTGCGCGACCATCTGTATGCGGAGATCAAGGCTCAGCGCGACGCGTCCAAGGACGCCAACAAGATCGACGCCCCGCAGCTGGCGAACATGACCATCGACGATTGGGTGTCCCTCATCATCGACGCGTCCGAACTGGCCGACGACCGCAACGTGTCGCTGACACGCCTCGCGGTCTCCAAAGACGTACTCAAGGCATTGGTGAAGCTCAAGGACACCGGTGACCGGTTCTTCAACCTCAGCGGCGACGGGTCGGACACCATCGGAAGTTTCGACCTGACCGGCGTGGCCGGCACGTTCATGCGCGTCCCGGTCGTGCTGCTGCCGAACGCCGATGCCGGATTGGCCAGTTTCATCGATCCCGCCGCCGTGACCGTCTGGGAGTCCGGCGGCCCGGCGCAGCTGACCGACGGGAACGTGACCGGCCTGACCAACAGCTACAGCGTCTACGGATACATGGCGGTGGCCACGACCCATGCGGACGGCCTGATTCCGGTGAAGTTCGCCACGGCATGATGATCGCTGACAACATCCTGCTGCAACGGCTCCGCGACGAGGTCGGAGTGCCGGCCGGAGAGGACGAACGGCTCACGGTCAAACTCGCGGCGGCGCGCCGATACGTCGCGCACGCGGTCGGCACCACCGCCGTCGATGACGATTTGCTGGCCGATTGCATCGTCTCCTGCGCGGCGGACCTGTTCAACATGCGTGACGCGCGCCTGGGCGTGATGGACGTGGGCGACTCGACCGTGGAACCATTCAGGATCTCCACCGACCCGCTCCGCTCGGTCTGGCCGAAACTCCGCGCCGCCGGCGTGCTCACCGGGGGCATGGTGATCGCATGAACATCCAGGAACAACGCGCCGCGCTGATGAACACGCTCACCGACATGCTCGATGGACTGGTCAGCAGCGTCAGCATCGACGCCCAACTGATCCGCCCCGCCGCCGGCAAAGTCGCGGTGTTCATCGAACCGCCAACCGTGGAATGGCCATCATGGGGCCCGCCAGAACCGGTCTGGACGTTGGACGTCATCGCCGGCACGCCGGCCACACAGCCATCCGCAGTCGATGACATCCTCACAGCGCTCGACCGGCTCGCCGACAAGGGCCTGAACCTTCAGAAGGCCACACCGGCAAGCTGGAACCTGGCCGGCGCCGGCACGCTCGCGGCCTACCAGGTCACATTGAACGCCCTGGAAACCGAATAAGACAAGGAAAGGAAAACAATCATGGCTGGAAAGATCCGCACGCTCGGACCGGGCATCTTCAAAATCACCGACACCGAAAACGGCAGGGACTTCAGCGCCGACCTGACCAAGGCGCAGCTGAACCCGTCGAACAGCAGCGACGACCCGACGACCTACTTGGACGGATCAGAGGAAACGAACACCACGACCACGTGGACGTTCGAGGGCACCGTGGGCGACGACTTCAGCGAGGACGGTCTGGCCGTCTGGCTCTTCGACCACAAGGGCGAGACGCTGCCGGCCCAGTTCGCCCCGAACAATACCGGCAAGATCCAATGGATCTTCAACGTCACCATCGCGCCAATCGCCATCGGCGGCGACGTCAAATCGAAGAACACGAACGATCTGAGTTTCGCCGTCACGAACGTCGCCCACGCCGCATACGAGGGCAAGTGATGGCGGACAAGGCGCTGATGGTCGTCGGCCAGAGACGCTTCGTGCAGACGATGCGCAAGGCCGGCGCGGACATGGACGACCTGAAGGAAGTGAACCGCGAGGCGGCAGAGATAGCGCTGCCAGCGGTCCGCAACCTCGCGCCGCGCGGCAAGACCGGCAGGTTGGCCGGCAGCCTGCGTGTCGGAGCGACGAAACGCGCCGGCGTCATCCGCGCCGGCCGCAAGGCCGTGCCCTACGCCGGCCCCATCAACTACGGCTGGCCGAAACGGCACATCCGGCCACGGCTCTTCGTCAACAACGGCGTCGCCTCCACCGAGGGCCAATGGCAAAAGGTCTACAAGGACTTCATCGACAAGACATTGAAGCAAGTGAAAGGAAAATAATGGCAACCACGAGAATCACCTACACGGACGGTACCAGCGAACTCGTGCCGATCACGATGCGCGCGACATGCAAGGCCGAGGCGCACGCCATCGACGCGGGCTGGGGGCCAATCACCCAGTCACCCGTCCGTTCCGGCGCGTACGCGGCCTACGCGGCCCTGCGCATGACTGGGCGCACCATGCCTGATTTCGAGCATTGGCTGGACACCGTGGCGTCCTTCGACCTTGCGGCACCGAAGGAGGAGCCGGAAGAGGGAAACCCTACGGAGGACTAGCCGCGTGGCCCCAAGACTCGCTCGGCCGTCTCTCGTTCCTCCTGGCGAGCCGGTTCGGCGGCACGCCATGGCAATGGAGGAACGAGGCCGACGAATTGGATTGGGGCACCGGACTGGCCGAACTGCTCAAGGAAGCGGAAGAAACACCGAAGGAGTGAACCATGGCGCACAGCGCGATCATGAGCGTGCGCATCACCGGCAACGCCGATGATGCCGTCAAGGCGTTCGAGAAGACCACCACGAAGGCGGCCGCTTTCGGCAGCGCCATCGGCGGATTGGCCGTCAAGGGCGTGACCGCGCTGTGGGACACGGTGAAGGGCTTCGCCGGCGACGTGGTGAACATGTCGGACAGCACCGACAAGTTCATGAACACCATGAGCTTCGCCGGCATCGACACCAAAGCCGTGCAGGCAGCCACGAAGGAAACCCGCAAATACGCCGACGCCACCGTGTACGGCCTCGATGACATCCAGAACACCACCGCGCAGCTGGCGGCAAACGGCATCGGCAACTACATGGAACTGACCGAGGCGGCCGGCAACCTCAACGCGGTGGCCGGAGGCAACGCCGACAGTTTCAAAAGCGTGGCCATGGTCCTCACCCAGACCGCCGGCGCGGGAAAATTGACCACCGAGAACTGGAACCAGCTTGCCGACGCCATCCCGGGCGCGTCCGGCAAACTCCAGGAGGCGCTGCTGAAGAACGGCGCGTACACGGGCAACTTCCGCGACGCCATGGCCAAGGGCGAGATCACGGCCGACGAGTTCAACAAGGCGCTCATGGACCTCGGCATGACCGACGTGGCGAAACAGGCCGCGACATCGACCAGCACCATCGAGGGAGCCATGGGAAACCTCGAAGCAGCCGTCACCGGCGGCCTGACCGACGCCTTCAACCTCTTCAAACCGGCCGTCACAGGCGGCATCAACGCGGCCGCAACGGCAGTCACAAACCTCGCGCAGAACGGCACGCAGGGATTGCAGACGTTCTTCACACAGGTCAAGGACACCGGAGCGTTCACCGCCTTGCAGACGGCCGCGCAGTCGGTCGGCGGCGGCCTGCAATCATTGTGGACCGGCATCATGGCCGTCGTGAACGCGATGACCGGAGGACAGCCGGCCGGAACCTCGTTCGGCAACGTGCTCAACACCGTCGCCACGACCGCGCAGACGGTCGGCGGCTGGCTGAAGACCGCAGGCGACTGGATCAGTCGAAACACGGAATTAGTGACGCCACTCGTGGCCGCCGTCGGCGGCGCCGTGGCG